GATTGACTTTTGATCGGTGACCAGGCCCTCCTTGAGGCCGAGCAACACCGCCACGTTGTGCGCCTCACCGCGCATGCCTTTCAGGCGCCCGCTAATCACGCCAGCTGCAATCAGCGGATCACGCTTGTGCTGGATCGCCCATGCCCTGATCGAGGCCCCGCGCTGCTGAAAGTCCTGCTGAACTTCGGCGCGAGTCTTGAGGGGTGGGTTCTCCCCAATCCGTTGGTGGCGCTTTTTGGGCTGCATGGTGTAATTAGTCGAACAACTGAAACAACTCTAACGTTAGACATTAGATCTTGTCAACAAGAAATGCGACCTCCCCCGCTGACTTTCAGCAGGTCATCGACCGGCTGAAGGAAGTGCTTGCGCTCCCAACCAACAAGGCTGTGGCGGAGCTGCTCGGCCTCACGGCCAGTAACCTGGGGGAACGGAAGAACCGGGCTGCTCTTCCCGTGGAGCAGATCGAACAGCTCTGCCGACAGCGCGGCATCCGGCTGGAATGGGTTTTTGACGGGCTGCAGCCGGCGCTTGAAAGCGGCGGGTTGCGCGTGGAGGAGGGTGCTCCGCCTGCCTACAGTCGCCCACTGGCGCCGCCGCTCGACCGCGATCTAATGAGCGCCTGCATCGAGGCGGTCGAGGTCGCGCTGGAGTTGGGCGGCCAGCGCTTGCCGGCTGATCGGCGTGCGCGCCTGGTCGGTGCGCTGTACGAGTTTTCCCTACCGCAGGGCCAGGTCAACCGCAAGGCTTTGCCGATCCTGTTGTCGTTAGCTGACGGCTAATTTTCAACATTAGCCCCTGGGCGTTTTTGGGTGGCGGTGGCATCAGGGGTGCCGCCGGGAAAGTTTCAACGCTTGGCGGCCCGTTTCATGGCCTTCCCGGGCCTTCCCGGGTGGCGAGATGGGCCTCCCCGGCGCGGCCGGTGGAAGTGAAAATGCAACCGAAGGCAGACAATGACGAACGTCGCGATTGAGCTTCACGCAAACGGATTTGGTGCGCGGATGGTCCTGGCCGGGGCTTTCCTTCGCATCGAGCGATCAGGCATCAACAGTTTCTTGATGCACGGCATCAAGGGCGACAAAGAGATACTCGTCAGCCGCGTGACGAGCCTGCAGTTCAAGCCTGCGAACTTTTTCTCACAGGGCTACTTGCAGGTGGCATTTGCGGGCGGTGCCGACGCGAAGCGGGGCATGCTGGAGGCGGTGCAAGACGAGAACACCGTGCTGTTCAGCAAGGCGCAGCAGCCTGCCTTTGAGGCGCTCCGGGACGCTTTGAGGCAGCGCATAACAGCCTAGACTTAGGCGAATTCAAAGGCCCGATCCCTGCCCGGATCGGGCCTTCTGTTTTTTCGCGCGCGCGAAAAGACCTGCGGTGGCCTGCTGCGCACGATGCGAAGCGTGAGCACCGCAACCAACACCAAGCCCGCAGCCCCCGAGTCGCTCGACCAGGTCGAGGTCTTCCGCCCCGGCAAGCGCCGCGCGATCAATGGCAACGTCTACGACATCACGGCGGCCGACGTTGTCGCGCTGGCCGAAGCGTATGACCCCGCGCTGCACCGCGCGCCGCACGTCGTGGGCCACCCCAAGAGCGACAACCCCGCGTATGGCTGGGTCGAGTCCCTGCAGGCGGTCGATGGCGGCAACAGCCTGGTCATCACGAAGAGCAGCCAGGTCGACGCGGCCTTCGGCGAGCTGGTGACCAGCGGCCGCTTCCCCAACCGCTCCATCGCCTTCTACCCGCCCGATCACGAGGCCAACCCCAAGCCGGGCGTCTGGTATCCCAAGCACATCGGCTGGCTGGGCGCCGCCGCCCCGGCCGTGAAGGGCCTCAAGCCCGTGGCCGCCTTCGCTGGCGACACCGAAGGTCTCGTCGAGTTCGGCGAGTGGGCCGAGGAGCTGCAGGCCGGCCTGTGGCGCCGCCTGCGCGACTGGCTCATCGGCGAGCGCGGCATGGAGGTCGCCGACCGCGTGCTGCCCACCTACGAGATCGACTCGCTGCAGCGCGAGGCGCTGAAGCCCGACACCTCCACCCCTTCCCCCAACGTCATCGGCTATGCCGAAGGAGACAAGCACGTGCCCAACCCCACCGACCAGGCCGCGCTCGATGCGCGAGCGGCCGAGCTGGATGCCCGCGAAGCGGCCGTCCAACAGCGCGAGGCCGCGCAGGCCACGCTCGTGGCCAGCGCCCGTAAGGCCGGCATCGCCGCCTTCGCTGAAACCATGATCGCCGAGGGCCGCTGGCTGCCGGCCGAGAAAACGCGCTGGGTCGCCTTCATGGAGGCGCTGCCCGCCGAGGCCGCCGTCGTCGAGTTCGCCGAAGGTGACCCGGCCAAAGAGAAGACCGAGCGCCCGGCGCTGGAGGTCTTCCAGGAACAGATGCGCAAGGCCCCGAAGGTCGTCGCGTTCGGCGAGCACGCCGGCAACGAGCGCGCGGGCGAGCCGGTGGACATGACCAAGGAAGGCGACATCCGCAAGGCGGCCGCCGAGTTCCAGGAAGCCGAGCGCAAGGCAGGCCGCACCGTCGAGTTCGAAGTCGCCGTGCAGCACATCGTCAACACCAACAAGGACGCCGCGTAACACCATGAGCAGCCCCATCTCCCGCTATCGCCCCCACCTGGCCCAGGCCTTGATCGAAGGCTTCCGCATCGTCAAGCCGGGCACGCTTGACATGACGGTCATCAAGTCGACCGGCCCGACCGACTTCAACATCGGCACCGCCGACGGCGTGGACACGGCCGCCAACGAGATGGCCGACGTATCCATCGGCGACATCCACGAAGTGCGCCTCGGCGGCACTGTCTTGCGCGGCGCGTCCCTGACCGCCGATGCCAACGGCAAGGCCGTGAGCACCACGACCGTGGGCCACCGCTGCATCGGCTATGCCGAGGTGAGCGGGGTGCTGGACGACGTCATCACCTACCGCTGCTCGCCGCACGTGCTGTAAGCGCAGCGCCCTCATCCACCAGACGCACAGGATTCAAACGACATGGCCAAGTCCACTTTCATCGTCCGCCCGGAACTGACCGCCATCGCGGTGGCGTACAGCAACCCCAAGGGCATCGCCGACCAGGTCTGCCCGCGCACGCCGGTCCTGACGAAGGAATTCACTTATCAGAAGTACGCCCTGGGCGACGCGTTCTCGGCGCCTGAGACCAAGGTCAGCCGCAAGGGCACGCCCAACCAGGTCGAGTTCGCCAGCACCGAGGTGACCGACTCGGTGGATGACCACGCGCTGGACGCTCCGGTGACCAACGACGACATCGACCAGTGGGAAAAGGCGCAGGCTGCCGGCCAGACCGTCGCGCCCAGCCCGCTCATCTATGCCGCCTCGATGTCGGCCGAGTTGGTGGACCTGAAGCGCGAGCAGCGCTGCGCGAACCTCATCTTCAACGCCAACAGCTACGCGGCCGCCAACAAGGTGGTGCTGAGCGGCTCCGCCCAGTGGAGCGACCCGGCCAGCGACCCGCAAGCGGCCATCGGTGACGCTCTCGACACGATGGTCATGCGGCCCAATGTCGGCGTGTTCGGCCGTATCGCCTGGTCGAAGACCAGCCGCAACATCGAGCTGTGCAAGGCCATCTATGGCAACGGCACCACCAAAGGCCAGATCACGCGCGAAGCGTTCTGCGAACTGTTCGAGCTGGACGAGCTGCTGGTGGGTGAAGGCTGGGTCAACACCGCAGCCAAGGGCCAGCCGCCCGTGCTGGTGCGGCTGTGGGGCCGACACGCTGCGTTCATCAACCGCAACAAGAAGGCCAACACCAAGCAAGGCGTGACCTTCGCCATGACCGCGCAGTACGGCGGGCGCATCGGCGGAACCATCCACGACCCCGACATCGGCATGCGCGGCGGCGAGCGCGTGCGCACGGGCGAGTCCGTGAAGGAGCTGGTGACGGCGACCGACCTGGGCTACTTCTTCCAGAACGTCGTCGCCGCCTAACGAGCTGCGCGCCAACCTCCACAAGGATCACGACTCACCATGACTCAAGCGACCGCACTCCTGACCTACATCGCTCTGCTGACCATCGACCACAACGGCCGCAAGTACTCGGCCGGCGAGCCCATCGACCTGACGGCCAGCCAGGCCGAGGACTTGAAGGCCATTCACGCCGTCGCGCTGCCGTCGGAGAAGCGCGCGGCCGCCAGCCAGGTCGACCTGGCCGCCGAGCTGCGGACCGCGAACGAGCGCCTGTCTGACCAGGCCGAATCGCTGGCTGCCGGCCGCGAGGCCTATGAAGAGCTGAGGGCCGACCTGGCCGAGCGCGACCAGGCGCTGGCGTCGACCATGCAAGAGCTGGCCGCGCTGCGCGCCGACGCGCAGGCGGCCGCCGCAACGCACGCGAAGAAGGTCGACGACCTACAGGCCCAGCTCACCAAGGCCCAGGCCGACCTGGCTGCGGCCACGGCCAAGAAGACCACGACGGCCGCCAAGGCCACCTGACCGAACTCACCAGCGGCAAGAGCCGATGACCGCTGCCGTCGCTTGGGGCGGCTGCGCGAGGCGCACCAAGACAGACCTGCGTGGCGCCAGCCGGGGCGCTCCTGCAGAGGACTGACACAGCAGAGAAATACCGGCTTCTCCTGAAGGCACCCGCATGACCATCCGCTTCGTCAAGGCTCAGAAGATCAACGGCGTCGAGATACCGGCCGATGTGATCGTGTTCGGTCTCGAAAGTGAAGTCGAGGCGCGCGCGATGGAGGGCGGCGGCGCGGAGATCTTCACGCCGCCGGTTTCAGGGGGCGGCATTTCCACCGAGGGTGCGTTGATCGCCGCCTTGGCAGTGGGCGGCCTGGTGACTCTGGCGGCGAATGCCACTATCAGTCTGACCCAATCGCACGTCATCAAGTCCGGCACGACCTTGGATCTGAATGGCGGCACGCTGCGGCTGGCCAATGCCGTCAACAAGAGCCCGCTCAAGAACGAGGCATTTGACGCCGTTCCTGTCGCTGTGACGATCACCAGTGTTGGCAGGACAGCGACGGCAGTATGGGCGACCCCGCACGGCAAGAATGCGGGCGATCCGGTGTCCATCCTCGGCGCGGACCAAGGCAGCTACAACGGTGTCTGGGAGGTGGCGACCGTCGTTGATCCCAACACGCTGACCTATGTCATGTTCGAGCCAGCCAGTGCGTCACCAGCCACTGGCGGCGTCACCGGCCGCGCCTGCGATACGAACATCGTGATCGTCAATGGCACGGTGGACGGCAACGAGCAAAACCAGACGGTGAGCGGCAACAACGAGACGCACGCTGTCCGCATCTTCAATTGTTTGGGCGGTCGTATCGATCTGGCGGTCAACAACGCGAAGAAGTACGCCTGCTTGCTAGCCAATGTGGACCGTTTCGACGTGCCCTACTTCAAGGTGGACACGGCATCGGACGGCCTGCACATCATGGGGCCTGCCGGGACGATCAATGTCGGCGTGGTCGAAGGGCGCAGCGGCGACGACCTGTTCGCCATCACGTTGGGCGACTTTGCCACCTACGAGGTGTGCCGAGGCAACGCGCGCAACATCACGGTCCAGGCGCTCAAGCCTCGCTATGCGTTGACAGCATTCAAGCTGGCCGGCAACCCGGGGTGTACCGCCGAGTTCGTCAAGATCGGCAGCATCAGCGGCACGACCAGGCGCCAGGCGATCTACATCACCAACGACTTGAACCTGACGCAGACCAACAGCGAGTACATCGAGATCGGCCCATTGCGCGTTACGACGGGCCAAGAGTCGGCAAGCACTTACCAGGGCATCCAGATTCGCGGCGGAACGCACAAGCACATCAAGATCGGAGCCTTCCACGATCTGACGACTGATACGACCGACGCGATCAGTCTTGCGGACGCCACGTTCGGCAAGGTTGAGATTGACGCCTTCTACTCGCGCAACACCGTCGTCAAGAAGCACGTCAATGTCGGCGGCACGGCGACGTTCCAGAAGTGGCTGAGTATTCGCGGCATCGATGCGACGCCGGGTGACTCGGCATTAGTTGCCTTGGTCTCGGTCGGCGGCACGGCCAACATTTCAAAGCTGGTGCTGTCTGGCGAGTACGCCGTCGCCGTGGGGACCAACGCTCGCAGCGTGCAGGTGCTTGGCACCACCGCGACGGTGTCCGAGGTCTGCTACGACGCGTTCCGCCTGTTGGGCGGCAATAGCTTCTATGACCAGGCCGTCGCGGGTCAGCCCGCCGTGACCATCAAGATGTACAACGGAACGCGCGGCTCTGGCTACGCTACCGGGCTGAACCTGCGTGGTGACGCTACGGTGATGCTCAGTGAGATGGACTGGGGCGCGTTCACCAACCGCCCCATTTCCACCGGCAACGCCGGCACCGTCGACGTGATCGGCTCGGCAAAGAAGCTCGCGGCTCGCATGATCAACCGAGGCGTCGGCTCTACCGTCTACGTCTCCGGGCACACGCTGGTGTGCGATGTCGCGAGCCACCAGAACGGCCGAACGGGTGACTCGGTGACCGATGTGGTGTCGGGCAAGGTTGTCATGTACGACGGCGCTGCCTGGACAGCGGTCGCATGATGAGCAGGCCGACAGCCGTCAGCAATGCAATCGGCGGTTCACTGACGACGCTTCGGACATCCCCAAGCACGCCATGAATAAGTATGCCTGCCGCCTGTTCGGACACGAGATACGGGCCGTAGTTGTGCCACTCAAGGTAGCCGAACCTACCCCCCCTTTGGTCGGAAGTAAACGATATGGCGCGTGCATCGATGCCAAGGGTCTCATCGATAAGGAAATATGTCGTTGCCGTGCCGCCCTGTGGTTGCAGAGGCATGGTGAGCGTTGGAGCGCCGTTCGCGTCGGTGGAGAGAAGGACGAAGGCTGGGCCACGCCTTTCCAGTGGAAGCGCGGTCTCGAAAAAGCCGCCAATCCAGTTCAAGCGCACGCGGCTGATGTCCTCCCCGTAGAAGGACTTCGAACTGAAATCGTCCGTCGCCACGGTGAGGTTGAGCTTTGCAAAAGCCCCGAACGTCTCGGAGCTAAACGGCTCAACCGGAATGTCAAACGAGAACGTCGTTTCCGCGTGAACCAGAGTGGTAAGGGTTACAAGGGTTGCAGCCAAGGCTGCGGCAATCCGTTTCATCTGCTCTCCCTGGCTGTATTGGCGACCGACAGTTTCCAACGCCAGGCTGCCGACGCATCCCCCGCATCTGCGGGAGCATCCGCCTCATTTTCCTAACCACTTAATGCCCTACGTCACCTCCCAGCAGCTCGTCGATCGCTTCGGCCTGGATGAGCTGATCCAGGTCAGCAACCCGCACGACCCGGCAGCTACGACCGTCAACGCTTCGCGCGTCGACAACGCCGTGGCCGACATCGGCGCGCTGATCGACGCCAAGCTGTCCGTGCGCTACGCACTGCCGCTCATCACGGTGCCGCTGGTGCTGCTCAACGTCGCCAGCGACCTGGTGCGCGCCAGGCTGTATGACGACCGAATCCCCGACCGCATCGCAGACCGCGAGAAGGCCGCGCTCAAGCTGCTTGACCAGATCGCCGATGGCTCGCTCAGCCTCGGCCTGGATGCGGCCGCGCAGCCAACCCCGCCGAGCGACGGCCCGCAGTTCTTCAGCGGCACCTCGGTGTTCACCGCCGACTCGATGCGCGACTA